AGAGGAAATGTACCTCCAGAGACTATGCAAGCCGACTTTGATGGTCGTGTTGACATACTTCCAGTGTCAGATCCTAACATTTTCTCTATGGCACAGCGATTATCACTGGCTCAAACACAATTACAACTAGCTCAAGCCGCTCCAGAGATACATAATGTGAATGAAGCGTACAGAAGAATGTACGATGCACTAGATATCAAGAATATCGAGGCTATTTTACCACCAAAACCACAACCAGCACCTATTGATCCAGCAACCGAGAACGGAAATGCGATGACAAACAAGCCATTAAAAGCATTTCCAGAGCAAGATCACGAAGCTCATGTTAGAGCACATATATCTATGCTATCTAGTCAGACATCTCAAGCAAATCCACAAGGATATGTCATGCTACAAGCACATGTGCAAGAACATGTAGGTATGATGGCTCGTGATCAGGTGACAACTTTCTTTCAAAAGGCGATTGAACAAGCTCAAGCAGAGGGTCAACCAGTTCCTCCTATTGATCCGTCAGCCGTTGAAGCGGCAATCGCACAACAAGTTGGTGAGATCCTAAATGAAATAATGCCAGCTCTAGCTCCACCAAAACCAGAAGATCCTTTGGTTGATATCAGAAAGAAAGAGCTAGAAAACGATACTGCCGAGCTACAACGTAAGACAATGAGTGATCAAATGAATTTTGAAATTGATCAAGCTAAGTTACAACAAGCTTACGAACTAGCTCAACAAAGACAACAACTACAATCAGACATTGCTGATGATAGAAATGATGTAAATGTTTATAGAATAAACATGGCAGCTGCGAGGGGTAACAAAACTAAATAACCTATGATATAATCTGGATATGGATCCAGTAACTATATCAGTAGCCGTAGGAATAGCGGGCAAAGCTTTTGATGCAATCAAAAAGGGTTTTGCCGTGGGTCGTGATATTGAACAAATGTCTGGTGATATTGGACGTTGGATGGGAGCCGTATCTGATGTTGACAATGCAGAGAAACAAGCGAAGAACCCTCCCTTGTTTGGTAAATTATTTAAAGCAGGTTCTATTGAAGAGGCGGCAATGGCTGCGTTTGCAGCAAAAAAGAAACTTGAGGAACAAAGGTATGAACTCAAGGTTTTTCTAAATATGACTTATGGCCCACAGGCTTACAATGATCTTTTGGCTATGGAAGGTCAGATAAGAAAACAACGTCAAGAGACAATTTACAAACAACAACAATTTCGAAGACAGATAGGTGAAGCAATCGGTTGGCTTGTTTGTGTAGGTTTGGTTGGTGGTTTTGCCGTATTGATTGCATCTATTTGGATTAAGAGAGCAAACGCTTATGAATACAAACCAAGAGATTACACAAGACAACAGAAAGAATGGCGTAATCCAGATGTAAAAAAATACACAACATGTAGACTAAAGAAAAGAATTACGTCAAAATATACAAACAAAAGAGCATGTATTTATGAAGGTGGTAATAAAACATTTACAATGATGATTGAAACTTGGTGTCCAAAAAAGTATAAATGTTTGTATGATCCTAATGGTGAAGAACCAGATATAGATAAAGTTATGGAAAGTCTAAGAAGCATAGGGAGAAAATAATGGACAGTAATGTAGTTTTAGATGCATGGAATGAATTAACCTACTTTGAAGGAATATTATTTACAATTTGGTTATTTATCTTATATTATGGTAAATGCTGGATAGATCAGAGGTTTAAGAAATGATAAAATGGATTTTTAATAAATTAATCAAGAGTGGTAGAGTTGGTCTTAGCTCTGCTAGAGAATTATCTAAACATAGACTTCATACAACCAAGTATGAAGACTTGTGTATGTAGGAGGATAAATTGTTTCAAGCGTTAATAGGTCCACTAGCTAACTTAGCTGGAACTTGGTTTGAGAACAAAGTTGAAAAAACAAAGGCTGAAGGACAAGCTAAAATTGCAGAGGCTCGTGCTCGTGCAACAGTTGCAGAAAAGGTTGCAGCAGGTGAGGTCGCATGGGAAGGTAAGATGGCAGATGCTACAGTGGATAGCTGGAAAGACGAATTCGCCTTAGTTGTGCTACTTTTGCCCGCAATTTTGGTCTTCATTCCTGGGATGAAAGAATATGTCAAGGAAGGTTTTGATATACTAGCAACTTTACCAGAGTGGTATCAGTATCTTTTATACATTGCAATTAGTGCAAGTTTTGGAATCAAGGGAGTTGGGCAAGCTGCAAAGATGTTCAAAAAAAAATAATGGCAGATCCTAAAGTTGGAACGGGTAAGAAACCAAAAGGTTCGGGTAGAAGATTATACACGGATGAGAATCCAAAAGATACCGTCAGTATCAAGTTTGCCACAGAAGCAGACGCAAGAGCAACAGTTGCGAAGGTTAAAAGAATCAATAAACCTTATGCGAGAAAGATACAAATACTTACAGTCGGTGAGCAAAGAGCAAAAGTAATGGGTAAAGCAAAAATTGCTTCAATATTTAAAAAAGGTAAAGAACAGATAAGGAAATCACATGGCAAGGGTTAGTCAGTTTGCAAAAGATCTAGGAATATCATATAATCAAGCAAAAGATTTAATTAATAAAGGTCGTAAACGAAGAGACGGTGGTTCACAAATACTGGAGAATACTATGACTGTAACAAAAAAGAAGTTTGGTGGAGCTACATTAACGTCCAAAGACGCTAAAAAAATTAATAAGATGAGTAAAAAATCAAAAGATCCTATGGGAGATATGTTCGGTAAAGATGGAGACTTAAAACTTAGACCAAAATCAACAAAACCATATCATCCAAAACATAATCCAGATCAATATCATCCAACACTAAATCCCGATGGAAAGAAAGGCAGACCAAAAATGCAAAAGAAAAAAGACGGCGGTCTAGGAATGCAAAGTGTTAAGTATGGATTAGATAACAACCCAGCCATAACTGCTGCAGATCCAAAAGCAAAATTTATTGCAGCCAATAAAAAGAAAGACGGTGGTATGCCAATGATGCCAAGAGAAACTCGTAAAAAAATGGGTTTCAGAGCAAGACCAACGGAACCGAAGAAAAGAAGATCAGAACCACCAGTAACATTAAGTCCTTTTAAAGGTGTTTTAAAAACAAGTGAAGGTGAGAGACTTACAAACATTGACGGTACAACTTATTTGGTCAAACCAAACCCTAAATTTAAAAGAGCTGAAAGAGAAAAAGCTCCGAGAAGAATGAGAGACGGTGGTGTATTCAGAGGTTGTGGTGCTCAAGTAAAAGGTAAAAAGTTTAAAGGGATATTCTAGTGGCTGAATTTTCTGACACTGATACTTCTCCTGCTGGAACTTTTGGTGGAGATTTTAGTGACGATGCTGCTGCTGCTGATAAGTCAGTAACCACTGATTATTCTACAGCAGGAGTTGGAACAGGTAGTGATACTTATTCTCAACAAGATGCTATGCAGAGTGCTTTAGGTATAACTTCCACAAATCCTTATGGATACGAAGGGTTTTTTAGTAAAGCTTTTGGAATATCTCCAGAAAATATAGATTATACAAACATATTTGGCGATCAAGCCACTATGAATGCCATTGCACAAAAAAATGTTGACGTTTACAGCAACCCAAATAATAACCCTGGTCTTGCAGGATATGACCCAAATCAACCAGCAAATCAACCAAGAGAAGGAATACAAAGAGGTTTTGGTTCTCTTTTTAATCCTGTAGGTCAACAAACAGCTTTTGGACAAATAGCTGCACAAAGAGCAAAAGATCCGATGGGATCACTTGCTATGGGTGTTTTTAGTAATTTAGCAGGATTATCTTTACCATCTATAATGGCACAAGGAATAGGAAGAGACACATATGCAGCCAAAGGAACTCCAGGATATGATGCAACAATAGATCCTTCTTCTCCTAGTTATACTGGATCTACATCTATGGGTGGCATTATGGATGCTCTCTCACTAGGAACCACGGGCATGACATCTACAACTGCACAAGAAGCTTTTGACACAGTTAAAGATGCAGTTAAAGATGCATACGGATATTTATCCACTGCTGGTAAAAATTAATGTACATAACAGATTTTTTAAATAAATATAATAAAGACTTGAATAATAGAATAAATGACATAAGTATTTCATTGACTAGTGGAAGTGCTTCTGATATTGGTCATTATAAAGCAATGGTAGGTGAAATTCAGGGATTAACCTATGCGTTGGAACATATACAAACCCTGCTAAAAAAGGTGGATGATGAGTCTAATAGTACCAGAATACGTTCTAGCACAGAGGAACGCTAAGAAAAAAGCCGAAGAAGAAGCAAAAAAGCTAAAATTAATTGAACGAATACCACAACCAACAGGTTGGCGAATATTAGTTATGCCATATATGGGCAAAGAAAAAACTGAAGGTGGTGTTTACGTTCCAGATCCAGTAAGAGAAAAAGAAGCCAGAGCCACAGTTACAGCTTATGTAGCTAAAGTGGGACCTTTGGCATATAAAGATATTGACAAATTTGGAGAAGACGGAGCTTGGTGTAAAGAAGGCGATTGGGTTTGTATTGGTCGCTACGCAGGTTCACGATTTCAAATAGAAGGTGGAGAAGTTAGAATTATTAACGATGATGAAGTTATAGCAACAATCGTTGATCCTGACGACATAAAATCTTACGGAGTATAAAGACAATAGGGGTGGAGAAACGAAAGTAACCATTGTCGATCCTGACGACATCAAAAACATACGGAGTAAAGTATGCAAGAAGATGTTAAAGTCGAAGAAGTCGAAGAAGAAGGACAAGAAGTTGAGGTAGAGGAAAAAACAGATGAACAAAAAGAAGATGTTGTCGTTGATTCCAATTCTCCAACCGAAGAGAAAAAACAAGAAGCTTCAGATGCTGATGACTTGTCTGAATATTCGGAATCTGTCAAGAAACGTATTAGCAAACTTACGTCTAAATTCAGAGAAGAAGAAAGACAAAGACAAGCGGCAGTCGAATACGCTGAAGCAGTAAAAAAACAAAATGAAGAATTAAAATCAAAACTAGATAAACTAGATACTACTTATGTTGGTGAGTTTGATACGAGAGTACAATCTCAAGCCATAGCTGCAAAAGAGGCATACAAGAAAGCATTAGAAGAGGGTAATGCAGATGCCATGTACGAGGCTCAACAAAATATTTCTAGAATTGCACTAGAAGAATCAAGACTTGCTCAATTAAAAGCAGATCGAGAGGAACAAGCAAATAAAATTGAAGCGAATGAAGCGGCTCCCGCTCCAGCTCCAGCTCAACCAGTAAATAATACACCTCCCCCTAAACCAGATCCTAAAGCAGAAGAGTGGGCAAAGAAAAACACATGGTTTGGTCAAGATCAAACTATGACTTATGCTGCTTTTGGTCTTCATAAACAACTAATCGAAGACGAGGGGTTTGACGCAACGTCAGATGAGTACTATACTGAACTCGATAATAGGATTAGATCGGAGTTTCCACACAAATTTCAAGAAACTCCTAAAAAATCTAATAGTCCCAGAGTCGCCTCTGCTGGGACAACGGCTTCAAAGTCGTCAACACCAAAGGGACGCAGAACAGTCAAATTGACTCCATCTCAAATTGCTATTGCGAGAAGGCTGAATGTTCCTCTTGAAGAATATGCTAAATATGTGAAGGAGTAGAAAATGGCAGAAAAAAGAATATCACGAGAATCAGAAAGTCGTGCAAATAATACGAGGAGAAAACCTTGGCAACCTCCAGCTAAGTTGGATGCACCTCCACCCCCAGCAGGGTTTGAACATAGATGGATCAGAACCTCCATTCGTGGTGAGGATGATAAATCAAATGTTTTTTCTAGAATGCGAGAAGGGTGGGAACCAGTTAGGGCAGATGAATACGGTCCAGAAGCTGCAAAGTATCCAGTCATAGAAGAGGGTAAAAACAAAGGAATTATTGGTGTCGGTGGATTAATGTTGGCACGAATACCCACAGAAACGGTGCAAGAGAGAACTGAATATTTTCGGGATCAGACCCGCAACCAATTGAAAGCCGTGGATGAAAACTTGATGAGGGAACAACATCCCTCGATGCCTATCAGTGTTGATAGGCAAAGTCGTGTAACCTTCGGTGGTAAAGAAAAAACTGCCGAATAATTTTAGAAGGAGCAATAAATGGCTAATGCAAATGTAGCTTTCGGATTTAAGCCTGTAGGAATGCATGGTTCAAGTCCAGCGACTCAAGGTACGAGTCAATACTTTATTGCTAGTGATGCTTCCGCGATCTTTCAAGGTTCACCAGTCAAAGCTGAATTAACTGGTGGAACTATTCAGATCGGATCTGCTTCTGGTAACGGAGACCAATTAGTTGGTATCTTTGCCGGATGTGAGTATGTGGATGCCTCCACTGGCAAGTTAAGGTTCAATAATACCTGGCCTGGAAGTGGTTCAGCTAATACGAACTTTGACATCAAAGGGTTTGTGTATGACAATCCAGCACAGAGATTTATTATCGCAAGTGATGGAACAAACACTGACAGAGCAACTGCTAAAACAGATATCTTTAAGACTGCTGATATAGCAAGTGGAGCAAGTGGTAATACTACAACTGGTATTTCTTCTGCTGTATTAGATATATCAACTGCTGAAGATACAGATACATCAAACTGTGTGATGATTTTAGGAATCCACGAAGATGTAACTAACGCTGACCACAGTGCTGCTGGTGTTTCATACATAGTTAAAATCAACAATCATGCGTTATTGTCTTCTGACGCTGACGCTACTGCATCTTAAGGAGGGTCTAGTATGGCTATTTCAAGAGCACAACTCGCCAAAGAGTTAGAGCCTGGCTTGAACGCTCTCTTTGGTATGGAGTATAATAGGTATGAAGGTCAACATGCAGAAATCTTCGACACAGAGTCATCTGACAGAGCGTTTGAAGAAGAAGTAATGTTAAGTGGCTTCGGTGCAGCACCTACTAAGCAAGAAGGTTCTGGTGTCACATTTGATGACGCAAACGAAGCGTACACTTCAAGGTACAACCATGAGACTGTAGCAATGGCTTTCTCAATAACAGAAGAGGCTGTAGAGGATAACCTTTACGACAAGCTTTCTGCTCGTTATACGAGAGCACTTGCCAGATCAATGGCACACACAAAACAAGTAAAAGCTGCAAACATTTTAAATAATGCGTTTACAGCTGGTGCAAGTGCTGGTGGTGATGGTAAAGCCTTATTAGCAACAGATCATCCATTAACAAATGGTGGAACTTTTGCTAACGAGCCAACTGTCGCATCAGACTTAAACGAAACATCTTTAGAAGATGCTTTAATTAAGATTGCAGGTTTTGTGGATGAGAGAGGATTAATTATCGCTCTAAGAGGAATGAAACTAATTATTCCAAGACAATTACAATTTGTCGCAGAGAGATTGTTAAATTCTCAACTAAGACCAGGAACAGCAGATAATGATGCTAACGCAATGAGAAATATGGGAATGTTACCAGAGGGTTATGTCATCAACGATTATCTAACTGACACAGATGCATTTTTTATTAAGACAGATGCACCTAACGGTCTTAAGCATTTCGAAAGAATGCCAATGGCAACAGCTATGGATCCAGACTTTGACACAGGAAACATGAGATATAAGGCAAGAGAGAGATACTCTTTCGGCTTCTCAGATCCTCGTTCAGTATTTGGTTCACCAGGAGCGTAAACCTAAATTTAATTTTAAAGAGAAGGGCAGTTACATACTGCCCTTTTTTGTGTATAATAAAATAAACCTTGACAGTTACATGGTGTAACTGACATTTGCCAAGACAAGGAGATTGATATGGCTAATACAACTTTTTCGGGTCCAGTCCGTTCCGAGGGTGGATTCAATGTAATAAATAAAAATGGCACAAGTGGTGCTATCACACAAACTGGATTCTCAGTTAATTCAACTGGACAACTTGTTTCAATGGGTACAAGAAAGATTCAATCTTTTGCTGGTACTTTAGCTTCAACTGATGCTGCTTCAACTGCTTATGCAGATGGCGACTGTTTAGTTGAGTTAGGAACATTAAATGTAGATGCTCCAGACGATTTAGTAACACCAAGTAAAATTTTCATCCACAGAGCTTTAATTGGTATTACAACTGCTGCTGGACAGACACTAGCTGGTAACTTAGCATTAAGTTCTACAAGTGGCACTGCTACAAATGCAGCCGTTTCTGGTACAGAAATCGTAGGAGCTGGTGTAACATCATTTAACGAGCAGTTAAGTGCTACGCAATCAATTACAGAAATTGATGTTAACTTTAACGACACTGCTGGCAACTATCATATCTTTGTACCAAATATAACTGCCGCGGTAGCTAACGTACATTTATATGCTAGAGCAACAACTACAGTCAATGCTGATATAACTGCTGGAAGATTCACAGTTGAATTAGAATACTCTGTATATTAATAGGAGTGTAAAATGGCAACAAGATCTGACGTAAAAGCATTTAATGTGAATCAAGGAGATGCTGCTGCTTTGATAGGACCTGCAAGGTCAAGAATAAGACAGATAGTGGTGTTTGGGAACTCAGCTGGTGCTCTTACTATAACAGATGGTAATGGTGGAAGTAATTTAATAGTACAAAGTTTTCCAACTGGACTACACACTCTTAATATTCCAGACAATGGTATATTAGCAGAGAGTGGTGCTTATTTATCTGCCTTCACTGGTAGTGGCAATAAATTGACTGTGTTTTTATCCTAATGGCTAGAAAACCAGACAAACAGCCACCTAAGACTAAAAAGTATTTCCGCTCCACTAAATCTGGAGCGGGAATGACTAAAGCAGGTGTTGCTCGTTATCGAAGAGATAACCCTGGGAGTAAATTAAAAACAGCCGTTACTGGTAAAGTTAAAAAAGGTAGCAAGGCTGCAAACAGACGTAAATCATTTTGTGCACGATCAGCAGGCCAAATGAAAAAATTTCCAAAAGCTGCAAAAAATCCTAATAGCCGTTTGAGACAAGCAAGGAGAAGATGGAAGTGTTAAAGATCAGAGACATTGTTACTGGGGTTACTATTGTTCTTACAGCAGGCTCTATAGGGTGGATTGTCACAACTCTTATAGAAGTGGATAAGAGAACAGCTATTACAGAATTAAAAGTTTCAGAAAATCACAAGATGTTAAAACCTTTGTGGGAAGATTTTATTGGGAGAAAAAAGTATGGGCATGTCGAGAGGCTCGATGAGTCAACAGATTACAAAGTCCGTTTCATCTGGAACTAAGAGGAAATGGAGTGCCAAAAGAAAAAGAAAGATCGACTGTAAAAGACCAAGAGGTTTTTCTGAGAGAGCACATTGTGCCTCTAAAAAAAGGAGAAGTAATAAAAGGAAGTCCAGTTAAATATTGTATAGACTGTGGGCATAAAAAATGGTCATGTAGATGTTATAGAGTGTCAGGATTAGAGGAGTTAAAAAATGCCAAAAGACGCATGTTATCACAAAGTAAAAGCTAGATATAAAGTTTTTCCATCAGCATATGCATCAGGTGCCATCGCAAAATGTAGGAAAGTTGGTGCTGCTAACTATGGTAAAAGCAAGAAGAAAAAAGACGGTGGTCTCATGGAAGCCATTAAGAATGTTAGAGATAAACAAGCAGTTATTAAGGCATCTAACGGTAAAGCTTATAGGAAAAGAAAAACAAATAATCCCAAAATCGCCAGAGGGTGTGGTGTTATAATGGAAAATAGAAGAAAAAAAACAAAGCGTACATAATGGCAGTAAGAAAAACAAAAAAAGGATTAGCCTTAAAAAGATGGTTTAAGGAGGGCTGGAAAGATGTTAAAACAGGCAAGCCTTGTGGTCGTAAAAAAGGTGAGAAGAGGGGTACACCTTATTGTCGTCCTACTAAGAGGATATCGAAGAAAACTCCGAAAACTGCTTCGGAGATGACTTCTGCTGAAAAACGTAGTAGAATAAGTCAAAAGAATCGGTTGGGACAACCAGCTGGTAAGCCAAGAAGAGTAGCGTCACTAAAAAGGAAAAGGAAAAAATAATGGAAAGAATGGAAAAAAAAGGCAAAAAGAAAGATGTTTCTGATTTTGCCGCAACTAAAAAGAAAATAGGTCCTAGAGATAAATCTGATTTTGCTAAAGGATTTGTTCCTAAGAAAAAAGATGTATCTGATTTCGCAGTAAATACTAAAACAAAAAAAGTTAAAAAAATATCTGGAAATGGTAATAAAACAAAAACAACTAAAACATCAAAACCTAAAGTTGTTACACCTAAAATGATTAAGGATGCAGGTTTTACTACACTAAGAGACTATTTAAATTTTAAACAAGGTAAAACTCGTAGAGATGGTAAAAAACCTGTTAGAGTTGGTGATAAAAAAACAGTTACTAATGTTGTAAAACCAAAACTTAAACCTAAAAATCTTGTAAAGAAAAAAACTAATGGTACCAAAGCATCAAAAATGGGTATCAATGGTGCAGCTACCACTGTAAAAAAGAAGACTAATGCTAAAACAGGTTTAGGGTCTAAGGTCATGGCTACAAAGACAAAGAAGACATTTAAAGGCACAAATATAACTCCTACAAAGTCTCAAAGACAACAAATGCGTAAGAGAATGATGGGGTCTACATAATAAATGGCAACTTCAAACTCAAGAGATTTCGACTTAGATGTCGGTGAAATTATAGAAGAAGCTTATGAGCGTTGTGGTCTAGAATTAAGAACTGGATACGATGCTAAAACAGCCAGACGTTCTATGAACCTTATGTTTGCTGATTGGGCAAATCGTGGTTTAAACTTATGGACTGTTACACAAGACACTAAAGCTATAAGCTCTGGCACAGCAACTTATTCCTTTGATGCTACTCATGTCGATCTCTTGGAAGTTGTTTTAAGAAATAGTAATAATACAGATTTCACTCTTACTCAAATGAGTAGAAATGAATACTTAACTATTCCAAACAAAGGAGCTACGGGTCAACCAAGTCAATATTTTTTTGACAGACAAGTAACTCCTACTATAACTTTATGGTCTACACCAGATGATTCTTATACTCTTGTTTATTATTATGTAAGACGTATTCAAGATGCAGATGCTTTAGTTAATACGACTGATGCACCTTTTAGATTTTTGCCGTGTGCAGTCGCTGGTTTAGCTTACTATTTAGCAATGAAAAGAGCACCAGACAGAGTGCAATTATTAAAAGCAGTTTATGAAGAAGAATTTCAACGAGCAGCCGCTGAAGATGCTAACAGTACACCATTAAAATTGACACCTAATATTTCATACTTGAGGTATTAAAATGGCTAGATATGCAAGTGGTAAAAAATCATGGGGCTACTCAGATAGATCTGGTTTTCGTTATCGTTTGCGAGACATGATAAAAGAATGGAACGGTCTTAAAGTTGGTAGAGATGAATATGAAGAAAAACATCCACAACTAGAGCCTAACTATCCTGGCCCAGATCCCACAGCTTTGTTTGAACCAAGACCAGATGCAAGAACAGAAGTATCTGTAGAAAATTTATTAGGATTAAATCCATTTATAACGACAGCTAGTAGTGCATCTATCACAGTTATAGAGCCATCTCATGGTAGATCAACAAGTGATACTGTTCGATTTAGAGATGCAGTCGGTTTTGATGGTTTTGCAGCAACCGTTTTGAATAATTCTTCTGGATATGCTATAACAAAAGTAGATGATAACACCTATACGTTTACTGCAAGTAGCGGTACTGCAACCACTGGTGGATTGAGAGGTGGTGGTGGTAGAGTTACTGCGGGACCTGTAACATTGGGGACATAAATGAGTTTTACACTTGCGACATTGAAAACGGCTATACAAGATTACACAGACAACAGTGAAACTGTATTTGTGTCACAATTAAATAATTTTATAAAAGCAGCTGAAGAAAAAATATTAAAAAGTGTAGATTTAGATTATTTTAGAAAAAATGTAACAAGTGCTTTAACATCTTCAGATCAGTTTTTAACAGTTCCTAATGATTATTTAGCATCTTTTTCTTTGCAGATAACTACATCTGGATCTGAAAGTTTTTTGTTACAGAAAGATGTAAATTTTTTAAGAGAATATACACCAGCTTCATCAACAACTGGACTTCCTAAATATTATGCTAGATTTGATGAAAATAATTTTATATTAGCACCAACACCCGATAGCAATTATACAATAGAACTACACTATTTTTATAGACCTGCTAGTTTGACAGTTGGTGCAGATAGTGGCACAACTTGGATTAGTACAAACGCACCTTTTGCTTTACTTTACGGATCTCTTGTAGAGGCTTATACTTTTATGAAAGGTGAGCCAGATGTAATACAAAACTACAATGGTTTATATACACAGTATTTAGAAAGAATAAAAGATCTTGGAGAAGCAAGAGAAAATACAGATGGTTATAGAGTTGGTCTGCCATCGAGACCAAGAACATAGGAGTAGAATATGGCAACAGCAAACGCAGCAACCAATTATCTAGAGAGAAGATTATTACATTTTATATTTAAAAATAACTCTCTTAGTTTTTCATCACCTGGTGATAGTATTTATGTAGGACTTGCAACGGCAGTAAGTGCAGCAGAAACAGGTTCTGTGACAGAAGCAACTTTTACAAATTATGCAAGACAACAAGTAGCTGCCTCTGGTTGGACAACAATAGGTGCAGATTCAACAGACACACAGACAGCCATAAATGCAAATAATATTGAGTTCCCAGCTTCTGGTGGAACTAACAACACAATAACACATGTGTTTATTGCAGACGCATCTAGCAGTGGTAATATACTATTTGTTGGTGCATTAGATGCAAGTAAGGCAATAGCAAGTGGTGATATATTTAGAATTAATGCAGGTAACTTAACAATAGAGCTAAAATAATGGCATTAGTATTAAACGATAGAGTAAAAGAAACTACAACAACAACTGGTACTGGAACACTTACTTTAGCTGGTGCAGTTACTGGGTTTGAGACTTTTGGTGCTGGTATCGGTAATAGCAACACAACATATTATGCTATTGTTTTGCCCGGTACATCAGAATTTGAAGTTGGTTTAGGCACATTAAGTAGTGATTCTAGCACTTTAGCTAGAACACCTATAAGTAGTTCTAATAGCGATAATGCAGTTAACTTTAGTTCTGGTACAAAGACAATATTCTGTACAATACCTGCATCAAAATCAGTATTTTTAGACGCTAGTGGTAATGCAACATTAGGTGCAGATCTATCTGTTGGTGATGATCTTACTGTAAATGGTGGTGTTATAGAGCTTAGAAGCAATAGTGGTTCTGTTGGTCAAATTAAATTATATTGTGAAGTAAGCAATAATCACGCACAAACTATATCACCACAGCCACATAGTTTGGCAGCGACAAACACTTTAACGCTGCCCGGTGGCAGTACCATAGGTAATGCAGATGCAACTCTTGTTTCTGATACTGGAACACAAACATTAACAAATAAAACTATTGATGCTTCTCAGCTATCTGGAACTGTAGCAAATGCAAGATTGGATGCAGAGTTACAAGCATTAGCTGGTTTAACATCAGCAGCGGATAAAGGCATACAATTTACTGGATCTGGAACTGCATCAACATATGATTTAACATCGGCAGGTAAAGCGTTGCTTGATGACGCAGATGCCGCTGCTCAAAGAACAACATTAGGATTAGGCACAGCCGCAGTTGCAGCTACTGGTATATCAAACACAAATGTACCAGTATTTACATCAGGTGTAGCTGACAATGATTTTTTGCGTGTAGATGGCACATCAATAGAAGGCAGAAGTGCATCTGAAGTGTTAAGTGATATTGGTGGTCAAGCCTCATTAACTTTTGGTATATCAAATACTAATGCAGTTAAGATAGACAGTGCGAGTGTAGCAGATGATGAGTTTGCAAGATTTACTGCAAATGGTTTAGAGAGCAGAAGTGCATCAGAGGTACTATCTGATATAGGAGCAACGACTGCAACGGCAGCAGCAGACGAGGCTACAGCTTTAGCAATAGCGTTAGGATAATAATATGGCAAATACTTTTAAATTATCAAGTAAAGCAGGAGTAACAAGTGCAGATGTAATCTACACAGTGGCTAGTGGTACAACAATAATACTGGGTTTGATATTAGGAAATACAACAACAAGTCAAGTCACTGCTACAGTAACATTAACATCTGATACTGGAAACAGAACAAATGCTAATGATGAAAGTAATGATACAGTTGAATTGATTACTAATGCACCTATACCAGCAGGATCATCATTAGAACTTTTGGCGGGTAACAAAGTTGTTTT